TCTGGCTCAACGGGTTTACCCGCCAAACCTGAGGTTCTCGGAAGATACGGAAGCGGCTTATCGCCGCCTTTGTGTCACCCGAGAGGATGCGCCGTCAGGCGCTCCAGTTGCTGCGCGAAACAGCACTAGCCCCACAAGGGCTTGGGCTGAATTCGCGGTAAGAGGTTATGCGCTGATCTGTGCCCGAAAGCACGGACTGGCCGCCCCTCTTGACGATCTTGGGTCCCTCAGCGATGAGGAACTTGAGCGTCGTTTATCGGTAGTTCGAGACTTGGCGCACTTGCCGCCGGCCTAGATGGTGATTATCGTGGCAAACCTCTTTTATCTCTTGCAACAGTTACTGCGCTGCTCTAATCGGCAGCTGGAGCTATTTCTGCAACTACTTGCCTACTTGGCGGTGTTGCTAGCTCTAGTAGTGATTGCTGTGAGTGTGAGGGGCCTGACTGCTACCATGCAGTACAGGGCCACGACGATCTTGGAGGATTCTTCTGGTGGGCTCACGCCCACCACCGATGTCCCTTATGGGGTCACCGGAGATACGCAGTAATGACAGCAGGTAATAAGACTACTGATAACACGGCCGTTTTGGCCACGTATGACATAGTCTATCCCACTGAGCAGCGCGTCGAAAGAGGCAATGCCTTGGTTGGGGGATACTGGTCTAAGTCGTGGAATGGGGCTGATGCCCCGCCTCGTAGTAAGGAGTACGAAACAACGTATTTCTGGCTGCCTGGAGAACGGCGTCCGCGCAAGCGGCGGCGTGTTGTTCGCCCCCCTAAGAGGGCGAAATTCAGTGACCATCAGTACTCTATGGCCTTGAACGTGTGGCAAGATCGAGCATGGGACTACCAGATTAAGAACACCTACCCGCCTTACGCCGTTAATACATACGGCGTGAGAACGTTTAGGCAGGTCTACGCTGGAAAGCCCTCGCCCGACGCTAACACGGTCTGGTCCGGGAATGACGACTTAGCGCTTATCGGAAAGCTTCGTGAGAAGATAGCAGGCAGCGATTTCAACGCCGGAGTGTTCCTCGGTGAGGGACATCAAACGGTGAAATTGATTGCTGACTCTGCGACTCGTCTCTACAAAGCCTACCGTGCAGTGCAGCGGTTCGACACTCTCGGTTTGGTCAATGCACTTGGCCTACCCAAAACTGCCTCGCTTCGCAGGTCCCGTATAACCAAGGGGACTCCGCAGGACGTGGCAAATATGTGGTTGGAGGTGCAGTACGGATGGCTGCCGTTGGTGAACGACGCAGAAGCGGGTGCTCAAATGCTCGCGAAAATGCTGAACACACCACTCGTGCAGACCTATCGAGCCCGTAAACGGAAGGC